CCGCCCGCCTTCTGGATGCCACCGAGCCCCTGGACGAACTTGGCGAAGGCGGTGGACGGGTCTTTCTTGTACAGCTCCTGGAACTGTTGGGCCGTCATCCCGCTGACTCGGGCGATTTCGTTGAGGTGCGACCCGAACGTGTCGCCCACCCGGGCGGCTTCGTCGAAGGCACGCATGACCTTGCCCGTCGTCGTCGCCGCGACCTGGGCCTCCACGCCCACGCTCGCGTAGCTCGCCGCCAGGGCGACCACGTCGGCGGACTTCACTCCGAACGGAGAGGTGGCCTGGGCCACCTTGACTGCCGTATGGGCGATTTGAGCCTCTGTGGCCGCCGTTCCCTTGGTCGTATCATCGCCGTGGGCGACTTGGACGATAGTGGACGCGAGGTTTTTGACTTTCCCAAAGGACTCCCGGGTGACGTTCAGAATACGTGCGAGGGCCTGGGCGGCTTTCTCGCCGCCCAGGTTGCCGGTCGTGCCCAGCTCCGCGACCGCCTCCGAGAAGGCCAGGATGTTCTCTTTGCCGTGGACACCGAGCTGACCGGCCGCGAATCCGAGCTCCATGAGCTCCTTGGCGGCGATCGGCACCTGGGTCGACATCTTGATGAATTCGTTCCCCAGCGAGTTCAGTTCGTCGCCGTGGACGCCGGTGGCCTTGCCGACGCGAACCAGCTCGGTCTCGAACTCCAACAGGTCGTCCACGACCTTATGCACACCGAGCGTGATGCCGGCAGCCGCCAGGACATGGGTGAGGGTCTGTCCGAAGTGGCTGCCGGCGTCCGCCGCGTTGTGGAGGTTCTTCGCGACACCCGCAGCGGCGTTGTTGACGTTGATGGTGGCGTTGCGGAAGTCTACCGCACCGCGTTGAGCCCCGCTCGCATCAATCAGCAGCTTTAGAGTTGCCACGTTTTCGCTCACTCTCTTTGCTCGCCCAGACCATCCACTCCTCGTCCATGGCCGTCAGCAGTTCGTAGAACTCCGCCCGCTGGTCGGGCGGGAGTTGGTAGATCTGCATCCAGGCCAGGATGTCGGACGGAGGGATCGGGGCGGGCCCAAAGCCAGTTGGTCGAGCACGACTCAAGTCCCAGAACGCCTTCCACACGAAAGCGAGGTCATCGTACACGTCCGGCCAGTCGGCCAGGGCCTGTACGTGATGACCTCGCTTCCGGCGGGTTTCCAACACCTTCCGATGCGGGGCCCATTCCAGCTGCCACCTCAGGCAGCGTCGGAGTTTCCCTTGGCGTCCTCCGCCGCGTCAGCGAGGAACTGATTCATGTCCTGGGCGAACGACATCGTGATCTCGTACAGGTCTGGGGCCAGGTCGAACAGCTCCCGTGCCTTCTCCGGAGAGTACGGGATGTCGGTGCCGTCGTCGTTAGTGAGGTTGCGCCAGCCGAGCAGGATGAACTGGCTCGCGGCGTCCTTGTTGATCTTGTCGACCGTCTTGACGTCGATGGTGTTGTGACGGGCCTGGATCTGCAGCTCTTTCGAATTCTTGGCGATGTAGTCGCGGTAGCGGATGTTGCCCTGGCGGGCGACGAGCAGCTCTAACCCGTCCAGGCCGGTCTGGCACCAAGTGCCCGCGTTGGCCTTGTTCTTGTCGATCTTGAGGCGTGAAATCTTCACCTTAGAATCTCCCGGTGCTTTATAAAAGGTGCCGGTGGGCGGAGTAAAAGCACCAAAACCTCCACCCACCGGCGATCCTAAGGTGGATCAGAACGCGGGGAAGCGGGCGATACGGCAGGTGATGCCTTCCGCCGCCGACTTCTTGGCCCGCCACTTCATGTCCGCCATGATGTCCGTGTTTTCGCCGCCGGCCACCCTGTTGCCTTGCGAGAACTTCACCGCCGGGAACTCGATCAGGTAGCCGTTGTTGGCGGCGTCGTTGATGCCGTACGCCACCGACACCTCCGTGAACGACAGGAAGTAGTCGATCAGGGCGGAGCTGGCGAAGTACATGATCGCCGTGCCGTCCGCGTTGAAGTGGCCGGCACCGATCGAGAACGCACCGAGCGTGCCCACCCGCAGCCGCTCGCGCAAGTTGTTGTTGATGTTGAACGAGAACTCGCTGACGTCCACGACCTGAGCTAGACTCGCCGCCGGGGCCAGGCACACCGCCGTGACGTCCGACACGCCGGCCATGACGCCGTTCGTCGGGGCGGACGTGTAGCCCGTGCCCGCCGACGCGGTGAGCGACTTCTCACGGCTGCCGAGGAAATCGACGTTGCCGGTGATGATCTGGTCGGCCTTGACGTCGAAGCCCCCGGTGTTCGGCATCATGCCCGAGTACCCAGCGAACTCGTTCGTCAGGTCGGTGTACTGTTTCTCGATGTAGAAGCTGGTCTTGGTGACGCCGTTGACGATCTGCCCGCCCATGTTGATCTTGCGGCCCGCAGCCGCCGACTCGTCCACGAGCGTCCCGCCCAGGACGGTGATCTTGCCGGCCGCGACGGTCTTGATCTTGAAGTAGCCGTTGTTGGCGGCGGTGGCGAAGCCGGACACCTTGATCCATTGGTTGGCGACCAGCCCGGCCAGCCCGTTCGCCGAGTCGTTGAAGCTGTTGTCGCTCGCGGCGGCGGACAGCGTGCTGATCGGGCCGATGGTGACCGGGCTGCTCCAGGCGGTCGAGCACAGCAGGGCCTTCAGGATCGAGTCGTGGGCCCCGTAGCTGAGCTCCAGCCCCAGGCTGCCCATGCCCGACACCTTCGTGCGGACGATATCGCTGACCTGGCGGTCGGCCTTGATCTCCTTGGAGTCCTCCGTCGTCTGCTCCTGGTGGAGCGACTCGGAAGTGAACCGCCAGTCCTGTAGGGTCGTGCTCGTCAAGGCCCCAGCGAAGCTGGACTCCTCGATGGCGGAAATACGAAGACGATCTGCATCACTCGGCATTGTCTACCTCGTCAAAATAGAACGGACACGAGACGTTGGTCTGCCACCATTGCTCGTCGCGTCCGACAGATGCGAGCGATGGTGTTCTCCAAGTGATGCCGTTGACCGTGGTGCTACGGAACAGCGACTTAATCTTGTCCGACAGGTCCAGCGAGCATCCGTCACCCTTCTGGACCGGCTCGAAAATCTGCACCTCTAGCACGCCGGGCGTCCGGAACCGCTTGGCCTCGCCCAGCGTGGCCTGGAACGAGTCTCCCCACAGAATCCGCATCCGCATCCACGTCTCGTCCTTGGGCGGGGAGAATGGCGTGTTGGGGTACTCGACGGGCACATCCTCGACCTGTGCGACGTTCGCGTCGAATCGCTGGCGGATTTCCTTGGCCGCTTCGCCGAAAGTCATGATCCCTCCAGCCCGTACTTCTCGGCCAACTCGTACATCGTGACCTTGACCATGCCGTTCGGGGCCTGCTTCGACCAGCCGTTCTCCAGCCGCTCAGCGTACGGCAAGTTGTTCTGGATGTAGCAGTTCTCGTATGCCTTCAGCTTATTGATCACCCGCCAGCCCTTGGCGATCGTGCTCTGTCCGTCGGGGTCTGTCTTCTTGAACCAATGCCCGGCGTAGAACGCCGACCGCGTCACCACCCAGTTCGCCCGAGCACGGCCCGTCTTAACGGGCGTCCTCATAACGATCTTCTGCAGGGCCTCATAGTAGACTTGTTTCTGGAACTTCAGAGCGGCCCGCGGCACGTCTTCGGCAACGTACTCGTTGACGGCTCGCTGGAAGTCCAAGAGGCTTTGTTCGATTTGGCTCATGCTCGGAGTTGTAGCAGGTACATCGCCACCAAGTCGCCCGTGTAGACTCTGCCGACCGCCATGACCGTCCAAATCTGCCCATCGAACGACACCTTCATTCCCACGTCGGGTACCACGTCGGTGCCGGAGTACGCCGACATGTCGCCCGCCTCCACCGTCGAGTCCGGGAGCGGTGCGAGCGTCCAGGGCTCTGGCGGGGTGATTTTGATCGTCTGGTCCGTCTCGCCCGCCGCGTCCACCACGCCGTCCCGGACGGAGTACACGGCAATGCCCGGCATGGTGATCGTGACGGTCTTGCCGTACTTCGCCAGGATCTTTTTGACCTTCGGGATTAGTCGTGCGTCCAGGCCCGTCATGCTCGCCTCAGCCCACCCATGGGCGTCAGAAACATCCGCAGGAGCAGGTCAATCTTCCGGAACGTCGGCTGGGTCGTTTTCGTGCCCGAGTACGTGATCGACTCGCTGACGGGCCCAGCGGTGACCGACTCGCTGGAGATGTTTTGTGCCGGCTCCGCGTTGGGAATCAAGTCCGTGCCGTTCATGTCGAGCAGGGCAGCCTCGCACTGGGCTTGCTTGACCTGTAACGGAATCGTCGTGCTGGCGATCGGGAAGCCGTCCGAGTCGGTCACCCAGGCACGCGGCCACGGCAGGGCCTGGGTCTGGTTGACGCGGTAGTTGACCCAGCGAGCCTCGTACTTCACCGTCAGGTACTGGGCACCCCGGACCAGACTGCCTTCCTTGCTCGGGGTGTCGAGGGCAGCCCACGCGGCACGATCAGCCGCGTTGCCGTACAGCGAGATGTAGGAGTCAGCGAAC